ATTTTTATTTGTGTTGTGAGAAAGACCAGCGGCTAACAGCGGTTTTGCAATAGCCGCCTGACACATCTCGGTTAATAATTAAGTTCTTCTTTGGCGGCCATCGCAAAGCCGCAAAACGTTACTTGCAAGTGGGCGGACGTGTTCCATATTAAGCATTTGTTTCAAAACTTTTTAAAAAATTAGCCCCACCCGCTTCGGTTTTTTCAAAACCGTTTAGTTTAGAAAGCCATTGCTCATAAATTTCATCTGCTATCCTTGCTGTCATTATCGGAGGCACACTCATTCCAACCAAATAAACCACTTTGTTTGTTTTAAAATCATAGTCCATTGGATAGCTCCCGCCTTTTTTTATTGCATCATCTGAAATATGTTGTGGTGTTTCAAAATCTATAAATTTGCCATTGGCTGTTATTGTATTTAAACTGCTGTTATGTTTTACCAGTATTGCATTAAAATCAGATAACAAACCACGTTCCCTTGCATTTATATCACCCAAATTTGTATCACTATCTATTTTTTTATCCCATAGCATTTGTTGGTGTTCTGTCAATGGTTTGCCTAATTTATCAGCAAATTCACCATAAAAAATTTCGGGTTCTTTAAATGTCAATTCCAATTTTGGAACAACAGTAAACATATCAGCATTATACAAAAATGGTTCAGCTAAATCCTTTCGCATTGCCACAAAAAACACTCTTTCCCTGCGTTGTGGTACACCCATTTTTGAAGCATCTAGCAGCCAATGTTGGCAATAATAACCAGCCAAATCAAATTCCCTATAAATTTGCCTTACATACTGCTTTGCTTCGCCTAATAACAATCCTTTTACATTTTCAGCAACTACTACTTTCGGTTGTAATTCTTTAGCCAAATCAATAAAATCAAAAAACAAAGTGTCCAATACCTGTTCAGCTTGTCCTTCTCTAAAAACTTTATCTTTGCCCCAATCTTTTTCACGATTTCCAGCCATTGAAAAGCTACTGCAAGGCGGTGAACCATCCAAAATATCTAAATTGTAAAGCTCATCAGGTAAATCAGTTCTTAATTTAAAGGTCTGTATTGGCTCTAAATAAGCATATTTAGGGTTGTGGTTAGCTTTGTATGCTTCAATCATTTTAGGGTCAATCTCATTGCATCCTAATACATCAAATCCAGCTAATTTGTAGCCCATAGTTGAACCACCACCACAGGCAAAGCAACTAAATACCTTGCCTTTGTCTTTTGTAAATACTGCATCTTTTAAAGTCCAGTTGTAATTGTAAGTTTTTTTTGCCATCGCTTTGCTAATTTTTTAAAAAGTTTTGTTTAGTATTTCAATTAAAGTTTTGTGCTGAAAATCCCCCCAGCAAGTAACAAGGCATTGGCAAAAGCGGCAGACAGTTACTGCATAAATCAAGCGGTTTACAAGCCGCCTTCGCCAATGCCCAGCCGTTAGCACCCATTTGAATCCCGAAACGTCACACGAATAAATTTTAACCCTTTATACTCAAAAGGAAATTTTAAACGCTTCAAATAGTTATAGCTAAATCCTTTGATTTTGCATAACTCAACAAGAGAACCCCACGCTTCGTAGGATTCTCCGTTGGTTAGTATTATTACGTTCTTGTTCATTAGTACGCTTTAAAAGTTAATCCTTTATCCATACTATTCGATAAATTAAGAATAAAACCAGCTTTTTTTATCCCTACTCTTGTTTTAATACTTGTATCGTTTACATAAAAAGTTCTTCCATCACCTGAATTTTCAGGCTTAAAAGCTACACCATTTGAAATAAGAATTGAAGCTACTTGACTTTGAGTTCTTTTGCTAAAATCGTTTGTGTTATTTGTTTTCATTTTCTTTTTGTTTTTAATTATAGTGTAAAGATACGATAAATAATTATACCTGCAAACATTTTGAGTAAAAAAGTGTAAATATTTTTAAAATAACTCTACTAGAACAAAAAAACGGGTGCTAACAGCGTATATAAGAAATGGCTCAGAAACATTTCTGCTAAATTTTAAGTTTCTACAAGTGCCACTTCTCATATACGCAAACCGTTAGCGGTAATACTGCAACATCCCACTCCTGACAAACTCTTTAAATGTTTTTGACTTATATTTTTTACCATACATACAATAATTTTCCGCTAAATATTTATAGTAAGCATCTTTTTTGCTTAATTTTGGTTGAAATGTTTCGTCATAATATGAGTTAAAAATAATTTGAAGCCCTTTAAAATATTCAGATTTTACTTCCTCTGTAAATATTGGCAAACATTTTATTTTCCTGTCAAAGCTATTTATAAGTTTATCAAGTATAATAGGCGTTTGCTTATGTGTTTTTTTATACCCATTAATATTTTTCCGTTTTAAAAATTGCTTTCTGTATTCTTGAACGTGAAAATTTATTGATGAATAAAAATTACAATCCGACTTCATCTAAATGGGTTTTTGCATCTTTAATATTAGCCATAAATTTACCAGCATCTAATTGAGTTGTTAGTACATTATTAGCTTGTTTCGCCAACGATGCCATTGCTTTTGATTGCTCAACACTTATTTGTTTTTTGTCAAGTTTTTCCATATTAGACTTGACTGTTTCGTAAATAAATTCAAATTTTTCTTTCATTTTTAAATATTTTAATTCGACAAACCCTGTGATTAAAAAAGTACTACCGCTAACAAGGGCTTGCCAAAATGGTGGCTGTAGTACTGAATTGAGCTTTACTGCTTTCTTTGGGCTTTTGTGGTTAATTCAACATTCCTGCTTTCTATTCCACCACTTCGGCAAGCCCTCGACCGTTGTACGCTATTTTGTGGACACACCCAAAAACTCATAGCAGGACTTTTGGACAGCTTCTTTACCACCTTTTGCATCCAGTACCGATTGACGAATAAATAAATTAATCGTTACTTTTTTATCTTCAATAGGCTTTCTTCCAGCAGGGCTTTTTTTCTTTATTTGCTTTGCCATAAGAATTATCCTTTTTTGCCTAAAAATGAAAGTGCAGGAATGTCTGTAAAGTCGTAGTGTGCATACTCCTTTAATTCATTAACTACTTTTTCTGTAACATCTTGCTCGTCATTAAAAATCGTGTTATTAAACACAACAGGCTTTCTGTCTGATTTTAAATAAGAAACACAATAGTTCCTATCAGTTGCTGTGATACAATCGCCTTTTACTGAATATCCAGTATTAGTTCTATTGTCTGTTTGTCTGAATGCTGTGTATGCCATTTTTTTTTATTTAAAGAGTAGCTTAATTGCTAATCCGATACAAATATACAACCTTTATTTTAATTTCCAAATAATTTTATTATTATTTTATTGAAAGTTATTAACATTGTTGTAATTAACTGAATACCAAAGAAAAACAGCGTACAACAATGTATTGGCAAAAGGCAAGCAGAAGTAATAAATTGAGCATTTGTGCTACTATTGAGCATCCTGCAAGGGTTGAACATTAGTAATACTATTCTTGCCCTTCGCCAATACAAACCGTTACAGGCAAGCTACTACCACCCTGCGATGATAGCAGCTTACCTTTTTTTGACAGTAAAAATTGAGGGGAAATTATTTGTAAGCCAGTTGCTTTAATACAGCAACAATTTTTTTTGCGGCATCTTCATTCAACGGACGGCGACCCTTCAAAAAATGGTCTAAGGTTTTTGGCGGTAAGCCAGCCGCAAGCTCAATACCCCTTACATTCAAGCAAGAGGTATTTTTTTCAAAAAAGGCTTTAATGTTATTACTCATCTTCACCTTCATTTACTTCGCCAAAAATTGTGAGCTTACCAGCTTCGTTCAAATCGGAAGCATCTACATCAATAATACCTTGCCCTTCCAATTCAAATGATAAAGTATCATCTTCATCATTGTAAGTAAACTCACTGTCTTTACCTGCCATTAATTGTTCTACAAACTCAATAGTTTCTTTGTCAGTTTCAAAGTTTGTGATTTCGCTGTTGTTCAAAAATACTCTGTTCATTTTATTTAAGTTTAATGATTGGCTTAATTGCTAATCTGTACCAAAAATAGTACTTATTTATGATATTACCAAATATTTTTTAAATTATTTTAAATATTTTTCCCCTCAATTTCAAAGAACCTTTTACTACCCGTAGCCAGCCTGTAACACTGCATTGCAGCAATAGGGGCTGACGAATAGAGCCGAACTGAAGCTAAAGCCAGGCAGCAGTGCAGATAATGCCCCTACTGCTTCAATGCTTCAACGTTAGCAGTCATACCTACCATACTGCTAAAATGGTAAGTCTTTTTCATTTGAGCCATCTGATAATATTTCATTTGCAAGTGCTGACACTTCTAATTCTTCTATCTGATTATCTAAATATTTGCCAGTAGTGAAATAAAATATATTTTCCAATTGGTGATAATATTCTATATCTATGCTAAGACTTGCATTTCTATGTTCATAATGTAATCCAGTGCCATCAGATGTAATTATAAATAAACCCCATTCACCTACACTTTTTGACAATAAGTGAAAAACACCCCCATCGTGATTTATTTCCCATCCAAGTTTTAAAAGTGTAACCCAACTAATTGGAATGGGCTTAAAGGTTTTATTAAAGTTTTCAGGGTTTTCAGACAACCATTTCAAGTCTTGCCAATCAACTATATTAGGAAGTAAGCCATCCTCTGAAGATTGATAATAAATAACATTACCAATTCTTAAATCTGTTTCTTTTATCATTTTGAATAATTTAATTTTTTTTATTACCCGGTACGAACTGCTAACAAGGTGTTTTGCAAAAAAGCGGTTTTAGTGCTAAACTCAACATTCTACTTCTATTGAACCTCGGTGCTAAACTGAACATTAGTATTTCAAATTCCCCACCTTCGCAAAGCCCCAGACCGTTGGGCGAAAGCTATCACCCTAAAATTTTAACGAGGTAATCAGACAAATTATTCGACACTTCGCCTTACATCCGTGTTTGCGAAATGGGCAACACCCTTGTGATTGCTCTCGTTGGCTGATTTTAAAATAAATTCAGCTTTGGTTAATTGAGAGAGTTCATCTTTATAATCATTAATCATCAAAACAATTGTATCCGACTTATCAGGTATTAATTCAGCTTTATAAACAACTCTCTCAAGATGAACTTTTTTTTCATTTATCAACTTTAGTACCTTTTCCATATCATTAGTAATTTTTATTTTAAAATAGCCCACTTCGCTAACGCCCAACATTATATTGGCAAAAGCAGGGCTGAATGCTATATGCTCAACAGAAGTACACTATTAAACTTTTGTACTTTGCCATATTATAACCATGCAGCTCTCACCGCATCTCTCATTTCGCTGTTTGTTCTACCATCCCAACCTGTAATCATTTTAAAACGCTTTGCATCCCACTTACTGCTTGTTGGTTTGTAAAGCCTGTACTTTATGTCATTCTTTTTACAAAACTTTTCGATCTGTTTGCCTATTTCTAAGTTTGCACCAACCGAACTACCAATTTTACCAGCAATAAATTTGTTTGCTGAAGTATGGTGATTAACACTATTATTTAACCAACCAGCTTCAATAAACACCATGTATTCGACCTTATCCGCTTCCTTGTAAATCTCATGCAATGATTTAAGCATATAGCACAAATCAAATAAATCCAAAGTGATTAATTGTACTATTTGCGATTTTTTAAATGGCTCAATTCTTATAACTGCAAAGCCGCTTTTATCAACATCGCCATCAATTCCAATTCTATAATTAATCATTGTTTATATTCTTTTTGCAAAATGATTACTCAATGTGGTAGTATCATTTGTTTTAACACAATCCAAAAGGCTTTTAAATTCGTTTCCATCCCTGTTTGATGGCTCAAGCCATACGTAATAAGGCAAATCAATAACCTCTACCTCTTTAACTATTTTAGCCTTTAAAAAATCGTTTTCCCTTTTATTTTCAACCTCAAATAGATATACTATTTTATTTAATAAATCGGTTAACCTTTCTTTGTTTTTTACTTTACAAGAAACGGTAATAGGGCTTCTTTTTTCATCATTATAAAGTATCATGCTTGCCATATTCTTAAAATATTTTAGTCATTAAATCAATAGGGTTTACATCAAAATAATTGGCTAATGCTTCTACTTCACAAATCTTTGGGCTTTGCGTTAAATAGATGAAGCCTTTAATTTTACTTTTACCTAGTTGTGTTTCTGCAGCCAATGTTTCAATTTTAGTTTTATTAGCATTTTTAAGTACTAAAATGTTGGTGCTTATGTTTTCTGCTATACTCACTTTTAATGTTTTAAAAAAGCCCCGTTCAGATACACCGACTTTGATTTGGTGGCAGGGCTTTTGGGTTAGTTAGTTTATTGTTTACTTTTTATGTGTGCTTCAATTACCTCATCCTCCTTTTTATATCTTTCCTCCTCCAAAGCCAACCATTCATCTTTACTTCTAAACCATGGCTTTACAGGCTTAGCAGTATTAACCTTTTTTTTATCTGCCAATTTTTGTAACAATTCTTTTGGCAAAGCACCATCCTCTAAAAACATATCATTACCACAATGAGGGCATACATCATATTGCTCATCATTTACATCGTCCGTATCGGTTTTTAAGGCTGAGAATTGGCGAATACATTTAGTACAGTGATACATCTTATTAGTTTTTAGATAATTCAATTAATTTGTCTTGTACTTTTTTAGATATTTTAAAGTACTTTTTTAATGCATCAATACTACTTTTGCCCTCTTTCATCTTATTTAAAGCCCCGTCAAATTCCTTGGTTCCCTCATTTAACCATGGCAAATCATTCTGTTGTTGGCTTTGCTGTTGCTTTTTAGTATTATCTTGACTATCAAAATCAATTGTATTATCTTCAATATCAAAAAGACTCATAAAGGCATATCGTTTAGCGTATGTATTCATGCCACCCATTTGCTGAGTTTCATTTGTAGCAGTAATCATAGGCTTTGCCGTTCTCATTTCAGTTACAAGCTGCTCACCAGTTTCCAAATCTGTAGTTACTATTTCGCCATAATAGCTTAATTCATCTTGCTTTAAAGAGAATACACAAATAATATTTGCCTCAATACAAGCCTCATTAACTAGCTTACTAACTATCTCAGGAGTGAAGTAGTCATATTTGCTAAATTCATTTCTCCCATCTTTTTTTATTGGGTGAGATTTTATAAATAGCCTTGCAGTGGCTAATTTTGATAAAACATTTTTCATTACTTTTGCTTTTTATAGTTATTAATTAGCCTTGTTACCGCAAGGCTTTTTATTTTACTTTTTTACCCACTTTACAGATGTAAAGTCAATATCATTTTTAGTAACCTCTGTTTCTAACTCTTTCAAATCTTTAAGCCTTTTTGCATTATCAATTAATCCGTTCCAATCGCTACCAGTCCAGTAGTAAGTGTTGTTTGAAACTAATTTTGTTATTACGTACATTATTTTAATTTTATAAATAGTAAATCATATATTCTCCCATCAACCACCCATAACAAACACCTATCATTAAATCCTGTATGTATGTGCAATAGCTTTTGAACATACTTTGATACTACTAATGGGTATATTTTTAAATACATTGTTTGTTTTTTAAATAAGGCTGTTGCTCTTGAATGTTGGCTTGTTTAAGCATTTCCAACCCAGCCTGTTTATCTCAACCAAAACGAAAAACTTTTTTAAAAGTCAGGGCTAAGAATAACCCCGACTACCTTAAACCTTCGATTATGAACTTAGTTTGATAACAGTATTACCGCTACTGCCAATGCTATTAGTAAATACAATTCGTAATTCATACACTTTTGCTTATCTTTTTCTGCTCTCATTCTAGCCCCACTTATTTGGATAGGCTTATAGTATGGTGTTTGTTTTTTTGCCATGATTAAGTAATTTATTAGCATGATTATTGAAAAAATAAAAAGTGCCAGGGTGGAGTAAAAAAAATAGTTTCATTTCTTTAGTTTAATAGTGCTGTAAGCCTTTGTTTTAAATTATAAAGCTCTTTTCGGCAATACCATTTAGCTTGTCCTGTGGCATCCTCAACTCTTTGTGTGTAGTATTCAATTCGCCACTCCAAAAATTGTATTTCAAATAGGTTTTGCATATCAAAAAACTTTATCTAATAAATTGGTTAAAACATCATCATGCTTTGCCTCTAAAACAGTGGTCATATTGATGTAGTAGTTATTGTCTATAACCTCAAACATTTCCTTAACCCGTTTCATTTCGTTAAGAATTTCAATTGCTTTTTTATGCTCTTTTATTTTTTCGTCTATAGTCATGGTTTAAAGTTTTTAAGGTTATTAATTTGTTTTTATCTTCTCCCTTTTGGAATGGTGTAAACTCTCACTTTTCCGTATTGGCAATTATTTTGTACTAATCCTTTACCATCGTTGGCTATCCAGTTGCTAGGGTCATCTACATTAAAAAAGCCATTTCTGCTTACTTCTTTTGGCAGCCTAACGCTTTTAGTTGCTGTACGTGGTGCCTGCCATTGAATTGATAATTGTGTACTCATTGTTTTATAGTTTGGTTGATTATTATTTCTTCTAAAGCATCAATTAGTATATCTAATAATGGGTTTTGCATTAGGCTAATACTTTTTCTGTTAATACTTCTTCAGCATTCAAGCCTAACATATTCTTAATAATGTTTAAGCTCATTACAGTAACTAGGTTTGTGTTGTCATCTTCAATCCAGTTCAAAACTGTTCTCTCTCCTACATTAAAAACCTTCATATACTCACCCTTTACTTTGTTATCAGTTTTTATTAAACTTTTAGCACTTTCCGTTAATACTTGCATTTCTTAAATATTTTCGTAATTTTGTTACACAAAGATATGTGAATTAATTTCACATTTCAAAATAGTATGTGAAATTTTTTTATAAAATTTATTCACATGGTGTGAATAAAATACAATTTTTATTGAAGCTAACTAACGAAATATTAAAAAAGTATAGGCTGGATAACGGTTATTCACAGCAAGAAATGGCTACTAAATTATCTGTTAATGAGTAGCGGCAATATTTTATGTTAAACACTTTTCAAACTTTACAGCATATCCAGCTATCAACTCTGCTTTATCTGTGCCGTTAATTATACGCCTAGCATTAAAATAGCTTGTAAAATCGTCATTGATATAATCGCTTAATTTTTTACCTGTGTACCACCCTTTACTCATAAATATTACGGCTACTGTTGCTGCTAGTGGCATTTGCCCTATTAAGTCGGGATTTTTTACAACATCTACACCTGTAAACTTTTTTACTTTTTCGTAATTTGCTTTCCATGTTGTTTGTACTAAATCTCTACCATAGTATGGGTAATATGCTTTGCTCATTAAATATTTAGTACCACCAAATTCTTTAACTGGCTGCATTTTTTGTGCGGTTTCATGGTGAACGGTTGCAAGTATATAAGCTAACTGTTTTATATTAGTTAATTTATGTGTAAAAAAAGCATCTATAATATCGTTGCAGCCGCTTACTTGGCTATTGGTGGCACTTTGAAAAAGTCCAAATGTTTTTAGCCGATTTTGAAAAGCAATTTTGTTTATCATAAATTATTATTATAATTCTATAGAGCCGCCAGTTTGTGCATTGTTAAGAGGCATGGCGGCTCACTAAGTTTATTTATTTTTTGCGTTTATATTTAATTGGGTATTCGTCGTTGCAACCAAAGCACAAATCATACAAGTATGCTAGTGTAATTATTGCTAATGCTATGATGAAGAATTTACCCACTCAATTATATTTTTCTTCTTTTATTCAACGAAATAAAACATTGATAAACAAGCATTTATTTACTTCTTCTTTGAATTTCTTCCTTGAATTATTATTGTAAATAAATAGAATTCAAAGAAAAAGTTTTATTCGTCTAATAATCTTTTATATCGCTACATCTTAACCCTTTTGTGTAGCTGTAGTAATTGATATAATGCTCTATATTTTCTCCATTATCATCATACCATTTAAAAATTAAACCTTTCTCAATTTCATTATCAACATCTAGTTTTACATCGCTAAAGTTTAGGTAGAAATCGTTAAAAAGACCTATACCACCTACTTCATTATTAACCCATCCGTCAAATTCTACTTCTTGCTTTTTGCAGAATATATCAATGTACTTTTGGCAAACATTGTTATACTCTAATTTTAAATCTTCTAGTTTTACTGACATACTAACCTTTTAAATTTATCGCATTCAAAGCCTTCGTTATCGTCTTTTTGTGGTGTAAAAAAATATTGGCTTTGTACTGCATTAAATTCTTCAATCTTTGCATTTTCAATATTTCTTCCACAAATATTTTTAATGCCGCATTCTAAATTTGTACATATTGTAAAGTTTGCCATACTACCTTTTTCTTAATTGTATATAATTAACCAAAGATTTTAAATTGTTTATTTACTACTCACCCAATCTAACCAGTTACTTAGTTCTAAAAAATCATACCCATCACATACGTGTATCAACAAACAATTTTTATCCCTAGATGGAGATACGTATATTACATAGTCAGGAAATTTTAAGCTTTCTTTCCACAACTCACTTGTTTCAAAAATAGGAATACCATCAGTATGATATTTAGTAAAATTTCCTTTTTCCTCATATAAATCTTTATACAAAGAAATGTCATCAACAACAACTCTTAATGTTGCTGTTTCTAATGTGATGTGTGCTGTTTTTAAAACATCTTGTATGTCTTCCATATTACCCAAAGATTTTATATTTTGAACGAAACCAATATCCACAAACGGCACCGCCAACAAAAACGGCTAATATCCATTGCCAAAAGTCTAGTACGCTTGTTTTAGTGTCTTTTTTTAAGGTGGTTGTAGTTGCCGATACTTCTTTGGTTTCATTTGTTTTTGAGCTACTTACCGATTGTAATAAAGCCTCTTTATTTCTCAATTCCTCTTGTAGCATATCATTTGCTAGTGAATAGCTTTTTATTCTACCCTTGTACTCAATAGTGCCATCTGCATACTTTTTAATAGTGTTATCTTGATTATTGATGTAGTTGTTTTGAAATACTATTAAATCGTTTAAATCGCTTATAAGCCTATTTACACTATCCTTGTTTAGCAAGTCTAAATCTTCTGGTATTATTGGTAGTGTTGGGCAAGGTGGACAAACTTTGTCCTCAAAAACTATTTCGCTTTTCTCTTTTTGGGCTATACTTTTTTTAAGTAAATCATTTTCTTTTTTAAGCAAATTGTTACTATCAATTATTGACTTTACAATGCTGCTATCAAGCGTTGATTTTCCTTTATCAATATGCCTAGTTGTTTTGCAGCTAGTAACACCCATAAGCATTGCAAACAGCATAAGTAAAAGTATTATTGCAAATAAAAATCTTGGTATGTTTAGTGGTTTCATACAGTTATTTTTTATCTTGTTTGCCTTCCATTTTTATAAGGATGGTTTTAATATTTTCGTTTATTTCTTTTACATCTGTTTTATACTCAGCTTGGTTTTGCTCTAGGAACTCAATTTTAGTAGCTTGTTTTTCTACCTTAGTTCCTAAATTCCATAACCAAATAGTTATGCCAGCAATGATGGGTAAAAATGCTGCTAATATTTCCCATAGTTTCGGCTGCTTGTTCATTTTTTGTACGCTTTAAAAAGATAATATCCTGTTAGTAAAAAGAATATTGCATTTTGGATTAAAAAAAACCATTCTGTTTGCCTAAAACTTGCTACATAATGTAATAAATCTAGTAAGCTAATAATGACTATTAACGTAAATATTCGATGCCATACCTTTACAAATACTAATAAAGAATTATGACCTATCCATTGTGCCTCTTGCAAGTGCTTTTCTACTGGCTTTAATACAAAACATACACAACACATGATTAAAGTGAAGGAAACTAACTCACAAATATGTTTTGCATACCATGCTATACTTATTGCTAATTCTTTATTATAAAAGAATGGGTGTATTGTTTGATTGCTACTAAAAGCCCTGTGAGCTGTATTAAAAAATACACTTAAAAAAAATAGTATTAGTGTTGTTTTTACGCTTTTTCTCATACTAATTTTAGTTTATTGGTGGTAAGCCTGTTGGTGGTGGATTAGTGCCGCCACCTGGTCCTAATGGTTCGTATAATGCTACCCAATTTGTACCGTTCCAATACCAATAATTATTATTATAATGATACCATACACCAGTAATACCCGTACTTGGTAAAGCATCTACAGGAATAATTACTACAGGCTTATCGGTTCCATTTGCATACACTTCGCCATTGGCTAATAAGGCTTCGCAAGACTCCAAAACTCCACTTAATCCTATTCTACAAATAAGCATTATCAAACTATTTTCTGCATAACCTAACGCTAATAAAATAATAGCTGTAGTATCTGATAAAATAGTAAGTGCCTTTTTTAATTTTCTAAACCACTTAGGAGCTGGTTTGCCTGTATTATCTGTACTAAATGTTGTTTGTGCCATTTTATTTTGTTTTTGTTAATTTAACTATCGTTCTTTAGTGGTTACAGTACCTTGTAAATTAGTTGCTGTAACGGCAGTTTTTTGGGCAAATGGTAGAATACAAGCATTATCATACAGCAATACCCCATCACCGTTATTTACATTATTTATTACAGAAATATTTGCTACTGGAACAGACAAATCAATTAACCTACGTGCTATAAATACGCTTGCTGTACCACTTGTAAGGGTGGTGTTTAATGTAACTGACTGTATAGATTGTACACCAACATCACCATCTTGTAATTCAAACCAAACCACTGTACCTATTACTGGTGTGGGTGGAAAGTTATTAGGGTCTGTTGCTGTTAACGTAGCTGTTCTGCCAGCCGTGCCAGCACTATTTGTGTATGATATTGTACTATTACTTACTACCGCAGCATTGCCTAAAGCACCTACAGCATAAATACCTATTTGGCAACCCTCACCATTTATTGTACCATTATCATCTCTTGCAGGTAAGGCAACACTATTAATAGTTTGAGCCGTTGTAGTTGTTATTACTAAGCCGCTATTTACCCAAAGCACATCGTATAAAGAATATACACCTGGAACAGTTGCCGTTAATGAGGCTTGCGTTAAATATCTTGATTTACCTGCACCTGCATCGGGGAAAAATATACACCCTGCATCTGTGGTAGTTGTACCATCTGTAGCTCTACCTGCTAAGCCTGGTGTACCTGGTGCCCATGCACCTAATGTACCTGCATCTTTCCAAAAGCCATAATGATAACTTGCTGCATCGGATTGTGTACCTGTTTTACCAAAGGCTTTTGTTAAGCCTGTAATTGTGCTTGATGTAGCTGATAATTTATTCCACCCTTTGCCTTTTTCGTAATAAAGTGCATCGTTACCCTTTAATGTTATTGTTGGCGTTTCTTCATTATCTGTACCTGCATCGTCAATTAAAACAGTTACATCGTTTTCGTTGCTCCCAAAATTTATTATAGTAATTTTTGTAATTTTTCTGGTGGTAGATGCTGGTGGTACGCCTAATATATCTGTAGTGGTAGCTGTGGTAATTTTACCTTTTGCTACTACATCTATCCCTGCACCGCTTGTGGTTTCTTCAAAATAATTTACTGTGTAATCTATTGCACTTGTGCTGCTAGTGCTTAACTGTAATTTTTGAGATGTGGTGCTTAAAACTATTTGCCCAAAACTGGCAAATGATGCCATACATAAAATTGCTAAAATTATTTTTTTCATATTATTTATTTGCTATTGCTTTTGTTTGAGAATATGTTAAACCACTACCACCGCTAATAACCACATCACCACTGCCCAATAAACTATTACCGTTAACAGTTTTTATATTAGTACCACTTACCAAAGTGGCTTGTTTTGCGGCTAAGTCGGTTGTAAGGTTAGTTATATCTGCTTGTGGAATAGAAGTTGAACTGCTTAATAAACCGCTAGTTGATTTTACATAACCGCTTGCCAAATTATTTATAGTTAAACTACCATCATAAGATAACACCATTTTATCCCTAGTAACAAAATCTCCGTCAAGTGTAGCAAAGTAATAATCTAGTTTACTGCTACTACCATTAAATAGATTTGCTTGGCTTCTCAAACCCCAATCCATCATACCACCACTAGCCCAGTTACGTAAATAAAACTTACCAGCACCGCCTAAATCTCTATTAGTACCGCCTTGGTATTTTTCAAAGATGTTCCAATGATAATTATCAGCGTTATCATCATTTAAAAAATGAAACTTATTCATACCGCCAGTAGTTTTATAAGTAGCGATGGCATCGCTTACTATATTAGGACTACCACCTTTTGAAATACGTAATGCTTTTAAACCTACTTCTGTTGCTCCAGTAAGTTCAAAAAATTCACCTGTTAATTTTAAGTCGGCATAAATTGATGGGTTGTAATTACCATCAATAAGTCGTAGTTGCTGGGTTAAAACCCTGCTACCCCCTTGCACCGCTTCGCCTGTACCTGTATGTGGTAATACATCTATTCTAAAAGGGTCTTTACCGTAAAGGCTGTAGATATTGTTATTGGTATGACCTTCTTTTACCCACTGTAAACCCCAGCTTGTGCCTGCCCCACTCGGTAGGCTGTACATATACTGCCATAGGGCAGGTTTTGTACTATCAAAATACTTATGTGTGCCATCAGTGTAATCCATGCCTAAAGACAAATTTAATTCTGCATGGCTTACCCCCCCCCCTAATAATCCTATCTGACCATTGCCTACAATATTGCCTAAATAATTTCTTTTCATTTGAATAAATGTGCCTTGTGTGCCAGCCGTACTATTCATGTAAAGAATGTTGTTGTTAATACTTACATTATCTGTAAATGTTTTTTCGCCTCTAAATTTTTGTTGAGATGTTGAAACCAAACCACCATAAGTACTATCTGCTGGCTGTAGGTTTAATGTACTACCAGATATTGTAGCACCGTCTGCATTTGGTGTACTGCCTATTGCGGCTAATGTGATTGATCCGCCACCGCCTGTACCTACACTATCTTTTACTTTAAACTGCCTGCCATTTACATTAAGTGTAATAGTATCACCAGTTTTTGATAATGATAGGTTATTTAAGCTATCAATTAAATTGGCATATGTTACTCTTTGCGTAATAGCTGCTGTATTGGCTGTTACTTGATTATTAGTAGTGTTAATTTCGTACTGTGTGGCATAATTGGCACTATCTGCAATGTTTAATTTTAAAGCAATGTTGTTGTAGATAGTTGTGGTGTCTAATGAGCCACTACCTCCACCAAATAAGCCTGTTACGTTACCATTCTTATCTGGGGCTACTCCATTTATACGCAATACAAAAGTGCCTGTTGTGTCTGGCAAATACCAGTTTAAATTATTATGAGTTAGGCTATCGCCCTTTATGTAGCCTCTTAAACTATCTGCAAAGGCATTATTTGTGAGTGTTCTAAATAAATAATCACTAGCATTTATTTGTGTGGCTGTTATTGCTGCATTGGCTTGTAGGCGATTTACTTGTATGTCGTTTGTAGTGGTGTTGCCGTTATTTGTTACAGTTTGCAAGTTGCCTAAATAAGTATTTAAACTATACTGTACAGCAACACCATTTATCCAATATTTTAAATCGTTTCCATAAACAGTTACGCTATCAACTTTTGAATTTATTAACGAAATTAAACCACTTACATCTGCATTTATTTTACTCCATTTTGCACCCGTCCAATAATACAATAAGCTGTCTTGTGGTCTTGCAACAACAGCCCCTATTCTATTAACGCCACGCCTTAAAGAAGTGTCAATAAAAGGTAGTGCAAAACCACTATCTGATTTAACATATTTGAATTGATAGCCAGCTGCTGTTTGTGGTGTGTATGTAATTTGAGAATAGGAATTACAAAAAGAAAATAACAGGAATAATGCAAATACTATTTTTTTCATAATAAATGCAAGTTATAAAAAACGCAACAAGGTTGCAAATTTTATTTAATCTTTATTTATTACAAATCTTGGTAAAGTACATAAGCCTTTTCCTCAGGTTCAAATTCAATTGCCCATGTAATTGTACCTGTAGCTGTGGTGTACTTAGCCTCTTTGTTTACAGGCGTACCACTTGTAACAATTGAGGCATTACCTATACCGTCTTTATGTACGGCTAAGATGTCTTTATTTATCAATAAAGCATCTGTAAATGAGGTTTCTCCCCCAGCGGCTGTAAAGTCTAGTCTTTTCATTAAAGCAATTATTGGTGTGGTTGTGTTTGTTGATTGTGTTATTGCCCCCGTTCCTTCAGCTTCAATTGAAAAAGTTGCAATGTTGTCAAAGCTGCCAATATCTTGACTTCTTTTTATATAAAAAAAAACTTCATCTCTGTATATGCTTACTCCATCCATAGCAGTTCGGGTAAATCTTGTTCTAACTAATACATGGTTTATTTGTAGTTGCCTTAAATTGTATAGATTAAGAAAATTGCTATCACCTAAAGCCACAATGCCGTCAAACGTTAAGGTGAAACTGTTAACAGTAGGCACTATATGCTTAAACTTTCCAGATTCACTTACCGTTTTTTCAATAACTTCAGTTATTACATCAAAGGTTACGCTACGCCCACAAGCAAATGTTTTCCAAACACCTCCATCGTAAAATTCAAGTATGCAATTTTCCCCTTTTACTAAACTATTTGCCATTATATTTCATATAAATAAGTGAACGAATAATTATCTGCTATATCAGTTTCTGTACTATCGTACTTTTCCCAAGCTGTACAAGTGATAAAATTGTTTCTATAATCAAATTCTAAATTTCCAAATACAAAAAACTTATTTGGATAAAGGCTGTATTTAAAATGATTAAGCATAGAAATATTTTGTGAACCTACTTTTACATCGTCAAAAGTTCCCTCTAATTTTAAACGGGTGATACTACGATGTTGCAAGTTGTCAATAGTGGTAATTTCACCAATTCGCTTAGTATCGTTGTTACCGATACGGCTCCAATATTGGCACCGCATTTGTACTATACTGCCAAAATAAGGAGAAAACAATGTTCCAACTATTGTACTTCTATTACTGTCATCTATTGAAATACTTGACTCATTATTATTCTTTATTGGTAGCGGTTGTAAATCCTTATGTACATGCCCTTTAATTTTAGAGCTGTCATTTACAAATTGCAAAACTTCTAGCCTAATATCTTTATAAATACTTTCTTGTGGCGTAGCTGTTATTTGTGCTAAATAGCAATATAAAATGCCATCAAAAGGTATTTGAGAAGACTTTATTGCTACTGTGTGCCATTGATTAGTATTATCTCCTGTAGGCACTACATAGTTAAAACCAATGTTGTTAATCCAGTTACCATTGTCAACAGGTACTTCATCAACATATTTATTATTTACGCCATCAAAAAGCCTTACCGCAAAAATTAAAGTTGCTGTACCTGGTTGTGAAGTGTTTGTTTTTACTTGAAAACTAAAGTTTATTTTATCTCCTTTGCTTACTTCAATAGGCATGGATTGCACTGACCTTGCTGTATCAAAAGTTGCACCACGTACTACCAAGTATCTTGCGGTTTCATTACCTAAGGCATCTTGCACCACTCTTATAAATCTTTCACTTATTGGAGTTGAGCCAAAATATCCAGTCCAATCTGTAGCCACGTACTCTTTATAAATTTCATTTGCAGAAATAACTACCGTTCTAAGCAGCACCCCTAACTTTTGCAAATCATAATTCTTTAATAAGTATTTGGGCTGCTTATATTCAAATGTTTCACTTACATATTCATAAGGTCGGCTAAGGTATTTTGTTAAACCAAATTGAGGTGAAGTATCTTTGTTAAAACCAAAATCTAAAGCCGTTGGCAATGTTATAATCCCTAAATAATTAAAGCTACTATTGTAAGTAAATCCATTAACTGTACCTGTGTTAATTTCATCCCATCTTACAATTACCCATTCTCCTAAAGCCTGGAATAGAGTAAGCCCAAAGCGTTGCATTATCTTTTGTAAAACATTGTAGCAATTATCATAATTATCACCACTAATAAATGTATCAATATCAACAAAGGTTTGCTCTAAAAAACTTCTATCTGTTCTATGGTATTGCTCATGCAGATTGCAGTAAATATTAAAGCCAATATTTAAGCCTGTTTTATTTAAGCATGAGTAAATAATATTAGCTAAACTATACCTATTATTACTTAAGTTTATTTCACTAAAGCCATTGATAGTACATTGTTGTGGTATGGTAGTATTAATTACTGGAACAGCTACTCTAACAGAAAAATTATTATTGCCATTATTTACTACTTGTGTAGGCGTATAAGTGCCATCAACACCTATTGTTTGATGCCCACTAATTGTAAAAGGTGTACCAACTGCTGGAGTAAATGGTGAATTTGCAATAAAAAACCAATATTGGTTAGGTGGTGAAACTGTAATTACTGCTGGTCTTACATAGCATGGTACTTTTGCCTGTATACCTATCATATCCAAAGCCACATCTTTTAATAAGCCAATATTATCACTGGCAGTTAGCTTTATGGGATGGGTATAATCAACCATTAATTCGCTAAAGTCGTCTTGCACTAAAAAGCCTTTAAATAATAGTGTAGTGTCTTGCAGTAGGTAAACTAAAAACTCATCATCTTCATTGCTATAAAATGTTTCTATTGGGTGTAAATTCCCTTCATTTAATAGGTTAATTGTTAATGATGAGGACTTAATAGGGGCTTTTGGTTCATCACTATCGTACCTGTGCAATACAGGATTAGCGGCTAAATTTAGCCTAAAAGTATTGCCAGTATAATTCTTTTGCCATATCTGTAATTGATAAGGTACATCTTTTATGTTGACAAATTCAGCGATATATTTATACCCGTAACTCATTAAAATCCTAGTCTATTATTTGATTGTGTTGTTCTACTAATTACTGTAACTAAATCTTGACCTCTTAATACATATGATGCAACAAAACCGCCATTGGCAGCCCCGTTAAGTATGGCGTTTGATTGTGCGTTTGGTGTAACACTGGCACCGCTTGGAATGGTTAAAAGTTCTGGCCCACGTTCACCAACTAAAGCTGTGCCGCCTGTAAAATTTCTTGTACCTGTGGCAAATCCTTGTGGTTTTTTACCTACTGCATTTTTTATTAACGTACCTAATGCAACTAAACCCACACCTGCAGCTATTGAAGCTAATGGGCTGGCTAATAATTTTTCAAAAGCCTTTTTTGCTATTGATATTTGTACACCAGATTGTATCAAAAATTTACCTAACTGTTGTATTTGTTCGCCTACACTTGAAAATATGCTGTTAAATAACCCATCTAATCCAGCATCTTTACCACTTAGCACATTGCCAATAGTTTCTCCCAAACTAGCTAAACTGCCAGAGGCTAAACTATTTACAGATTGATTTACTAAATTGCTAAAAGCATCAATCTTTTCTTTAGTACTTTCGTACAATGTCGTTAAATTTGGAAATCTTAACCCCTCCACTCCTACTTTTAAACCATCTTGTATGCCAGTAGCTACACCAACACTTTTTAAGTAAGCTATTTTTTTTAACTCATCTATTTCATTTAATGTAGTGGGTAATCCTGTTAAAAATTCTAATTTAGGCTGTACGGGTATAGGCAATACTAAAGTGCCTTTATTAATGCTTTCCCTTGCTAATTTATTGGCTAAAGCCTCTTCAAATGGGATGCTGCCAAAATCAACATCAAATTCCCCTGCTTGTGGCTTAAAAGATATTTTTTTAAATGGAATTGATAAATCTTTTGCACTTGATTTTAAGGTAGTGCTTAAACTTTTTACTTTCTTTTCCGTTTCTTTAAAGAGTGTGCCAGCCGCTGCATCGGTTTCTAACAATTTTCTTAGTTCAGCCTCATAAAAAGCCGTTTCTTCAGTATTTTTTTGCAAGGCTTCCTTTTGCCTATCAAGCCCTTTTGTTACTTGAAATGTAGCAGAACCTTGCACACTAAACCCGCCAATTGCAGCCGCTTTTACATTATCCCACAGCGTTAAATTATCGGATAGCTTACTATTTATTACCTCATATCTTTTCTCAGTAGTTTTGGCAATTAAATTTTCAACCCCTCTTATTTTTGCCTGTCTTACTAAAGCCTGTGTTTGCTTATCAATTAATTCAGTAGCAAAGCCAGTATTTATATTTGATAAACTTAATTGCTTATTAAATACATCATACTCTTTATTTAAAGCACCTATTGCCTCCTTTCTTTTAGCATCGCTATTATTTACATCTTGTGCAATAGATACTAATGCTTTTAGCCTTGATACTTGACCAGCAACACTTGCTTCAGCTTCGCCTAATGCTTTGTTTAAGTTTCTTTGTGCTTTTTCTGCATTGCTAACACTGTTTACAAAGTCGGCTATTTCGCTACCAAACGAAATAAATAAACTACTAACTACAGATAAGGCAATACCTATACCAGCAGGACCAAGCAAAGAAGATCCTAAAGCCTTTAATGCACTGCCAGTACTACCACTACTTTGCTGTAACCTTTGAAAACTCTCTAATAATGGGTTCAAGTTATTGGCTATACCGATAAATCCAAATGGAGCATCTTGTGCAACCCTGCCTAAATTTAATAAAGCATTACTAGCTTGTGCCGAACCCTTAACCGAACCTTTTAAACTTTCTGTAGTTCTATTTACTGCACTACCTAAATTAGATAAGCCACCAGCTACATCCTTAACACCACTACCAGCTAATCTACCTAATGACCTCTCCGTTTTAAGGGCTTCGTTTGCTGTATTTGATAGTCCACGCTGTGCCTCAGTCAAGCCCCTTGTAAGACTTGACATATCAGCACTACCAACGACTTTTAAAACTTCATCAGCCATTTTCTTGTTTTTGTTTTTCTAAAGCGGCATGAACCCGTTTAATTGTTTCAATCATTTCTTTGCTTACTCCTTTACCACCACTATCCTTATAAATTGACGGCCAAGCATTATCAAACTGTGAACCTTTAACATACCCAGCACAACTAAATTTTGCAACGGCTCTCATCAATTCATTATTCTCATCCCTTTCATCAAAATAGCCCTTACAAGCGTAATAAAACTCTTGAGGGCTACTTGTATAATATTCATAAGGCGACCATTTAAGCCTACCAAATGCTATCTTTAAACAATCATTTAAGTATTCCTGCTCACTTTTGCTTTCTTTTTTTTTACACCCTCTTTTTCAGGCTCTTTTTCAAAGTTAAATTCCTCTTGAAAGGCTTTTTGAATAGTTATAATTTGCTCATTGCTTAACTTATCTACCATGTCGCACACTTGCTCAAATGTTACCTCTAATGGCTCTCTTTTTTGATAAGCATTGCAATAAAGCCCTGCATAAATTAAAGCATAGCTACTTGTAATTTCCTGTACATTTTCATCAACATACTTTGCCATTACGTGCAAAGTCATTTGATTAAACTTTAAGCCTAGCTCTTTACCGCCAAAATCTATTTTAATGTAACTCATAAAATTAAGCTGTCGTAGTTGGTGTTACAGGGCCTGCAATTTTTATACTTGCGTTAAATATGCAAGGCTCATTTAGTCCGTAATTTTCACTAAGGCTTAATAAATAACCTTTACCTGTTTTTGTTACATCTCCTGTAATTGGGGTAACTGGTGCAATTTGCCAACCAATTTTTACCTTTGATTGTTTTGTAACATACAAGTCTGCACCACTTATTTTATTTGCTACAGGATCGTACAGTTGTATGCCTTCAAATTCAATTCCTTCAGTAGATAATCCTGGCAATATTTCAGTTTCGCAAAAGCTTGACGCATCAATTTCTGCATCTTCGCTTGTAAAATCAAAAGACTTTAAACAAACTACTGTATCATAAGTAGTGCCGCCAGTAGGGTCAATTTTTAATACAAAATCTTGCCCTTGTTTTTTATGTTCTGCCATTTTAAAAAGTATTTATTGTTTTAAATGATTGTTATACAAATATAATAATTATTTGCAACGTTGATGCAAATTTTATTTAATAAAAATTAAGTGTTCAAATGTTAGTGTTCTAGTGGCGAAATAATCATTGCCCTCGGTTGTCAAACTATCGCTACGATCACTAATTAATTTCATGCTCACCATTTGAAAATCAACCCCCAAATCAAGTACGCTTGTGGTTGCAGGGTAAATGGTGGTAAATATTTCGTTCACAATATCGTCTGCCATCTTACCACTATTACCGTATTGCTCAACTGTATGTATTGATAATTGAATTGATGTATTAGTACTATGCTTATACATTGTGCCATCCTCTGTATTAGCAATATCACTCATTATAATGTAGTTGTCGGGGCTTTCATCTTGTGGCAATTCTAAGTAGTATATTGGTATAGCAATACCGTTAACTTCTAAATCGGCTAATGCTGCTACATACGCCTCTCTTAATTTATAGTTAACTGATTTCAACTTGTTATTGCTTTTTTAATTTGTTCTTTTAATTTCTTTTTTGTTTTCATAACCGCTGGGAATAAATAAGGCTGTGGCTTTATTCCTGTACGCAATATTTTTAATGCAATTGGATAAGCCGCTGCCATGTCTTCACTTTCTATATTGGCTTTTTTACCAGTCCTGCGTTGTGTTTTAACGCTGTAAGTACCTGATATACCTTTACGTTTTACCCATTGCATTATCTTTAATAAAAAATCTTTAAAAGAGCCTTTTTTACCACCCCCACCTTTAAATTGACCTGCCAATTGCTTCCACTCTTTTGGTAAGCTACCTACATAATTTGAAGCAAACTTTCTTGTCCCAAATTCTATATAAGCACCATAATTAGCCCTTACTGTAATCTCAGCACTTAAATTATTTTTATCTGCATAATTAGCATCTATCGAACCTTTTAAATATCCATCGTCTTCTGGGCAATTCTTTTTAGCTTCAGTTACCGTTTCAATTGCCCAGGCGTTTAATTCATCTGCAACCTTGTCTTCAATAGCTCCTTTTTTCACCTCTACATTTTTAATTATTTTATCTATGCCGCTAAAATCAAATTTAATTGCTGCCATGCTTTGTACATCTTAATATTAAATAAGATTTTTTACCCTCATTTACCACTTGCACACTGTTTATTTTTAATTTTTTTAGTTGATAAATAACGGTGTTTTTAGTTGTTACTGTATAGGTATCATATTGGCGAATAGTTATTTTATAATCGTAACTTTCAGCCCTTTGCCCCTCAAAAAAACTAGCTTGTCCTGTTCTGTTTTCTACATTAGCCCAGCAAGTGTATAATGTAGATGCCGCATAACTTACACCACCGCCACGATCCTTAGTTCCTGTGTTAGTTTCAATTGTTATTCTAGTATTTAATTTACCTACCATATTCTACGATAAGGGAATAATGTTAATTCAACCATTGGGCTTAACTCAGTTGGTACTGTTCTATTATTTTGTGTGGTTGCATTGGCTGGTGTATCACCTCTATTCTCATACAAGTATGCTACTTGTTGCAATACAGCCGTTTTAAACTGCTTAGGCAATGGGTTTTCCGTTGTATAACCTGTTGTGTAATTAGCCACTAAATAATCACTGCAAGGGCTTTTAATTGTTTTAAAAAATACTCCTTGTAATTTGTAATCTGCATCAACCGTTAATGCGTTACCGTCTTCATCTTTTAACGATGTAAATGTTTTTAATGGTTGATAAGGCAATTCAATACCACCTAAGCTATTATTAACAACCGACTCAATTGTTTTATCTACCAAAGAAATATTTAAAAAGCCTTCAACTTGTAGCCTAGCTGTTTTAATTAATTCAGTTATCAAAGTATTTTCTTCAGTAATATCTAATTCAATTTTACACCATTCTTTTGCCTCGGCTAAAGTAATGGGTTCAGTTGGGCTTGATACCTCCGTTGCTTTTACATCTATTACTAGGTTGTAATTCATTTTTTTAATTTTGGCTTTTCTTCTACTTTTTTTGCAGGCAAAGAAGCTTTATCTTCTTTTTTAGCTTCTTCATCAACTATTTTTACAAGCCCGTTTTTTACCAATTCGGCTGCATGCAAATCGTTAGTTTCATAAATGCTACCTACACACATTAAACCAAATTTACCTATATGAGTAAACAATGTTTCTACTTTCATGTTAAATCAATTTTGTAATTGTAAAATCTCTTTTCCTTTTTGTGGCAAAAAACTTTCATTTAATTTTTGCTTTGTTAATACCATAACCTCTTTCAAATGCTCTCTTTCAAATTTCTTTACAGCAATATTATCTGGTATGCCAGTTCTATCATGGCTGCTCCAAAAAGCACAAGTTTCTCCATCTACTTTAACAATGCTTAAATACCAAACAAAGTTTTTTATAAATAATGTTTTATTAACTATCATGTTTTAAAAAAAGCCGTACCGAAATTGGCACGGCTTTTATTTTAATGTTTACAATTCAAATTAACTTGTCAAATCGGTAATTGCAGTAGCGAATGTACCTTTAATGAAAGCCGCTGGTTGATAAATAGGCAATGCCAATCTCTTTTCAATTACAATTGTAATTAAGTTTTTGATTGCATTATCTTGGTCTTGGTCATAAAAACGAACCGTAGTACCTAATCTATCAAAAATTGCAGCTTTTGAAGGGTCGAATACTAAGAAGTCGCCAGCCGTAACAGATGTATGTTCAACTACTCTTAACCCTGTTCTCATTGTTAATACACCAGGGACATCTAAGCCATTACCGCCTCCTAAGAATAGGTAATTATTAGTAGTGTCTTTCTTCTCAATCATGTCGTAAAAATCAACAGGAGAGACCAACGCAATGTTTGGATTGTATTTAGCCACCCTTGCTTGTTTACGTGCCGCCAATAACACATCAAAATTATTAGGGGCGGCTACAACCGATGTGCCAGCCGCAAAAGCTGTAGCATTGGTAAATAAACCGCTTAAATTTTGACCTGTACCATCACCATACAATACTTGTGTATCTTCAATTACCATTACCTCTTGTATGCCTACTTGAGATAAGAAAGATTGCAAATAAGGTATATCGTCAATCATTTCTTCAGGCACTCTAAAGTAGGTGGCAATTTTACGAACATTAGCATCGTAAATCTGTAAATCTCTATCAATTTGCGGCTTAGTTCCACCTTCAGCAACCATTGCAGGGCCACCCTCACCGCCATTATCACGTATGTATCTAACTACATTACTGTTAGTGATACCTGTAGGCAATAAATCTCTCATGTGCAACTGCTCAAAAGGCTTCATATCTATGCCTGGCACTACTGTAGGTGGCACAAAGTAAGAGCCTGTTAAACTTGTAGCAGATGCCATATTTCCTACAGCTTTACTTTCAAGTTCAATTGCTCCAAATCCTTTTTTACTTACTTTAAAGTTTTTTAATTCAGCAGCTTTTTCAGTTAGTTTTTCTCCTAACTCACTACCAAATGTTTTAAACCCTTTAAAATTACCGCCACCTTGCTTCATCTTCAACTGCAAAGCATCAAAGCCCTCTGTCAATGCTTTCACATCTTCAACAGCTTTCTTTAAATCCTCAGCCTTCAAATCAGTTGGCAAAGTGTTTAATGCTTCCAATTTTTCATTAATTGCTTTCATTTGTAAAGCAACTTCATCTTTTGCGGCTTGTGTTGCATCCGCTTTTGCCTTTTCTTCTAGGGCTTTTTTTGTTTCGTTTAGCTTTTCAACTAATTCTTTAATTTCCATTTTTATTAAATTAAATTTTTATTAAATGTTGTTAGTGCCTCAATTAAATCTTTACCCTGCAAAGTGGCTTTACCCTGCTCTGTGGATTGCATATCTAGTATTATTTGAGATAATTGTTTTGAGTGAAGTAAAAGCATTTCAATAGTTTCATCAGTGGCATCGCTATTTTTACAAAACGCCTCAATTCTTTTCTGCTTTTTCATTAATGTATCAACATCAAAACCCGACTTTAAGCCAGTTAATGGTGTTAACTCATTTGCACCCCATGCTGTTAAACTTGAACCCTCCCAAAGCTGTAACTGCTTTAAATAGTTAGCTGTTTTATCTTCGCTTTTCTCACTTTCTATTTTCCTAAAACCGATACTATGTTCATTTATCAAATCACTTTCAACCATCTTTAAAAAGTCCTTTCCTAAAGAATGGCTACCAACTTGACTTTCATAGTAAAGCCCTTTTGCATCTTCTTGCAATACTAATATTTTACCCAAAGGCTGCTCTGGATTGTGATTTAATAAATGCTTTATACGTGGATTAGTAGAATTAGGGCCAGTATCGGAAATACTTTTTTTGAAAGCCCCTGGTAAAATAATATCACCATCGGAATCAATATTATTGAAGTTGGCAAAATACCCTGTAACAATACCCTTTTTTATATCTGCATCTTTAAAGCATGCACCCGAAAGATAATTTTGTATAGAATATATGCTTTTCAACTTTGATTATTTTAAACCAAAGATATTAATTTTTGCAACAATGTTGCATTTTTTATAAAAATATTTTTTATGTGAGTTTCCCGTACTTATCCCTTATAGGCTCAAACCCTATTGTACAACGGCAATTAATGATATTGCCTGCATTGGCTTTATGTTTTCTATCCCCTGGCTGTGCCATTAAATCACCACTTACATTAAACAATTCATCATAGCTTACTATTACGCCGTTCATGTGTAGATGGTCGTATTTATCACGAGGTCGCCTTCTAGTACGGTTATCGGTTGCGGAAATCCAAACTTTTCGTAAACTTAAACCAGTAGTCTTTACAGATAGCATTGCACCAACATTGGCAGCCGTTACGGTTTCAGTACGGGCTATAGTCCTAGCCCTTTGGTAAGTAAAGCCTATATCTTGTAATTGCTCTGTAATCTCTCCTATTGATAAGCCTAATGGTACAGCTTTTAATAAAATGTTCCTTATTAGTTCCTTTGTGTAGCTTGTAATATCTTCAACTGTGTTAAGCAATTCAACTAAAAAGTAATTGTTTAATAAATCTGTCATTAATTGGTTAAACCCTATTGGCATACGTGCCTTTTGTCTTTTTAAATAGGTTAAATGTTTGGCACCATAAGTTATACCAGCATCTAAATAAAGGGGCTTTAACGCTTCGTAAAGTTTAGCTGAGGTAATAAATTCTAAGGCTTGTGTATCGGTATAGCCTAATAATTTTGCTGCAATAAATTGATTGACTTGAAATTTTAGAGCCTTATTTATTACGGGTGTATAAGCTCTTTCCCTACTTTTTTGGAATTTGTTAAAAGCAGCTTGTATTTCTTCTATTTGCTCCTTAGTCATTTAACACATTATTTACATAGCAAGGCTCACAAAGTATTTTAGGTTTTTGTTGTTGTAGTAATTCCCCATCCATAGTAATTGATAAAAGATATTGTGTTGAATAAATAGTTTCACCACATGAAGTACACACACTCATATTTGGGTCTTGCTTTTCCCAACTTGTTTTAATATCAATATTTAACGGGTTACTCAATTCAGTTTTTTCTTTTATTAAGTTAGTTAATTCAACCTTTTCTTTTGTACGCTTAAACTCCCTCTTTGCCTCATCAATTCGGCAAGTGGTATTTTTGGGGATATAAGATACAATTATTTTTTCCAATTGATTAATTATTTTGCGTTCCATAATCTCCAGTATTAGTTACTTCCTGTGGCATATTCAAATCTTCAAGTAAAGAGTAGCCACTTTTTACATACACTTTACTTAAATTCTCATCACCATCAACCTCAAGTTTAAACGCTTCAAGTATTTGTTTAGGGATCATAATTGGCAATGCTGCAAAAGCGTCCGCCATTTCCTTAACATTTTGCTGTAGTTCAGGTATTTCGCTTAAATCTTCTTTACAACAATAATTTTGCCCTTTAAAATCAACCTTAGCCATTTGGTTATAAATATCCCTAATGGCATTTACTTCAGGTAAAACTGCATTGGTGTACAAAGAAACCCTTGCCCCTTTATCGCTTACCTCACTACCTGTTGCATCGTTATTAAATAGCCTATCACTAATGCGGTAAGCATTACACAACTTTTTAAAATCAATATTTTCTAAGTCGGCAACGCTTAAATCTGCCAGCTTCAAACCTAATTCTATGTAACCTAATTCACCAGCACTAAAGTACGGTGCACCCTTGTTTGATGAATTAGATAAGTACTTATAAAAGTTTTCTTTTCTTTTACCTACAACTTCAACAATATTGTTGCTATTACTCTTTTCATAAACAATGCCAGGCACACCCCCATTTTGCAACTGAGCAGTTGATACATCGTTATTACTGTCAACCCTTGTTAATCTTTTAGATAGTATTTTTAAAGGGCTTAAACCCCTAAATGATTGCACTGTTAAATCACTTATTGGATTAAAATATTTTGAGTGTATAATGTCCTCAACTGGTATATTGTCAAAAACTATACTGCCATCTTCTACATATTGATACCCTATTATTCGCCTCGGATATACAGTGTTTACTATTACATTTACATTTTGTGGTGGTAAAAAATGTAGTTTAACTACTTTCCCTTTATTTGGTCCTAACTCTGGGCGTTCCTTTAAAATAATAATTTCACCTTGGATTAATTTTGTTGCATAAATAGCAAAAAGGCTTTCTGTTTTAGTCATACCCTCAAAAGGCATATCTAATAATTTGGCAAATTCGTTATCCTCTGGCAGGTCGGTTAATTTGCCGTCCAATCCTTTTTTGTACGCATAAATAGGCACATTAGCGGCTGTATTGGCTATAAATGAAATAATACTGTAAACATCGTCCGTTGTGCAATATCGTTTAGCGTTATCAAGGCTTTTGTAATCGGGGTAAAGGGTAACGGAGCTTAATTTACTTGATAATATGCTTTGCAGGCTGTTAACTTGATTTTGCAAAATCGTTACTCTATCAAACTTAGCTGCTTTTTTATTGAGATTGAGAAAGTCTAACCAACCCATGTTATAAAATTTGTTGCTAAGTTAAATAATATTTGCAACATGGTTGCAAAATAATTAATATTCAGCATCCGCAAAGGTTAATTTTGGCACATATTCAAAGTACATACGCATCATTAAGGCATCACTGTAATCTGGGGAACGGCCAATATTAGCCTTAACTACATCTTTAGGAATTACAGCTTTTTTACCATCCTTATCAATGTTATGCTGCTTTACTTGTTCTAGCTCTTGTATTAAATAGCTTTTAGTTTGCAAATCGTTTGTATTTACAAATATTTTGCTGTCATTAATGTAATTAGCTAATTTAAAATAGCATTGAGATTTTAAGTTGTTAAAATTCTCTTTTGGCTTTTCGCCTTTATCATTGTATGGTGCATCGGGGCTGGGTAAAGGTGTACTATTGTTTACAAATCCAACACATTTTAAATAATCAACTACCCCACCACCGATACCGTCCTCATCTACAATTGTGTTGCTATTAGGCACACCATACAAATACTGCAATTCTTTTATTTTATTTACATTTTCATCAACAAGCCTTCCATTTTCCATAAATATATTTTCAACCCTCAACCCATCCCAAAGCATGATAACGGTGTTGTCTTTTCCTTTACGGGCTATATCAGCTGTTAAATACTTTTCTCCTGGCTGTATGAAATTATTGCTAAAAATATCTACAATCTTATCGTATTTAATCAAAATACTAATATCGTCATCATATTCCCAATTACCTAGCAATAGCCTTTGTTTACTAGCCTCATCTAACTGCTTTAAATTCTCTATGTAGTGAGGTGATATATTATCTGTGTTATCTGTTACCAAAGCTGGTATAAAACAGCATTTTTGGTGTAAAGTACCGTCTTTGTAGGGTTTGTAAAACTTATTATAAATCCATCCCTTAGCAGGGTTACAAGTACCTAAAATCTTTGGTATTAAATTGTTCTCATCTAGTTTATACCTTATTCTACTTTTTACAATATTCCATGCTTTCTCTACTATTTGGTTTACTTCATCTATAAAAGCAAATGTTATCTCCAAACTACCTAATTCATCAAAATTCGGGTCGCTAGGATAAAGGAATAAATCTTTAAGAAATATTGAGCTACCATTGAAAAAAGTAATTACGCTGCTTTGTTGGTTGTAGTTGAAGTGAACGCCAGCAACCAAACCCTGCTTATTGGCTACCTCAAAAAAAGATTGTAGTGTTGTTTCTTTTAGTGTTTTTAAATTAGCTCTACCTATTAAGCCTCTTATGCCTTTATATTTCAAACACATCTTAATTGCCCAATAACAACCTACAGCACTTTTACCACCGCCAGCACCACCACCATAAAGCGTATCAGTTGTAATACTATCTTCTAATACATCAAGGCATTTAGTTTGCTTCTTTGTTAGCTTCATAGGTTTTGGTTTCATTCCACGTTAAATTACCATCAATCTTTGCATCAACCTTAGATGGGGCATAATCACCTGCCATTTTACTTAATTCCACATTAAGGATAGCTATAGTACGTTTGTATTGAGCTATTTCTCCAGGGGTTAAGTTTCTTTCATAATTTTTTGGCACTCCTTTTTTAAAATCAATAAACACATCTTTTGTGGTGTTATTTATTAATTTCTGTTGCAAGTCCATTATTTCGGCTTGAATTTCTAACTGCCTCTCTAATTTCGATTTTAAGCCTATTTTAAGCCCCTCAACTGCATTTGCTTGTATTTGTTCATTTGTTGCCTTTTCTTTGGTTTTTTGCCAATCTATTAAAGCTTCATTACATTTTTGATAAAACCTTTGAACTTGTATTTTGTATCTACTTCCCAACGCTTCCAAACACTTCCCCTTATCCGTGTTTCCACCTTCAAATAACTTAATCAGCTCATTTTTTAGCTGAGCGTCTGAAATAGTCTTTTTTATGGTGGGTTTAGTTGGCATTATTTTTTCCAATTAAATGAATATGTTATTCGTTTTTGTGAACTTGCGGCGGTTTTAGTATTTTTAATTTTAGTTATGCCCTTACCATATTTATTAAAATCCTCGTAAGTTGATTTAC